AGTGCTTAGCTTTTATGGTCTTCCAGAAGATAGCGTTGAACAATTTGAGCGTATCTTATTAAGTCAAGTAGAAGAAAATAAACAAGAAGTACAAGATTACATAGACAGTTTATAAGACTGTTTAAACAAACAAGAAAGAGAAATTATGAATCAAATAAAACAATTTCAAGGACATGTTAATCAGTCTTTGATGGATGCAGGGAAACATAAAGACAAAGACTATATCAAAATCATGGATGATTTGTTTAAACAAGGTCATCTTAATTTTGAACAGGTCACTATGTTTTTCAAAACATTAATTAAGAAGGCAGAACAAAAGATATATAGAGAATATCTGGACAGTGATAAGGCAATAGCAGACCAAGTGCAAGACATGATGGACTATGGATGGATTACACAAGATGGCGAGTTAACCGAACACTGTTTAAACAAACTAAAGGAGATGGGATATGCAGTACAGAACAACTAACAAAAGACTACAAGTGTCAGTTGATGCTTTAAATTTTGTTGTGAATGGTGAAAGAAAGATTTGGTTTAGGAATGCAGTAGGCGAACTTAAATCAAGAGAAGGTATGTTTAAACTAGACAAGAATGTCGGTGGCTATCAACTAACAAAAATTGTTAACAGTGATGGTGGAGAAACAGACCTAAGCCCAAGAATGAAAGCAGGAGAGATGCACAAATTTCTTACTGGTTTATTTCTAGGGATGAAAATACAAACAGAAAAGGAAGGAGTTGTTTAAACATGGAGAAAAAATTAGAACGACTAACAGAAATAATAGAACAAGGTCTAGCAAATATAAATCCTGATAAAAAAGAAGGACTAAGTTTGTTAGATGAAATAGCAGAGGAGGTGCTATAACAATGGAACAAATAAAAGAAACAATAACAAGAGGACAAGCTATGGACATAGCAGACACTCAGAAATTTAATGAGGATGTGGATGCAGTACGCATAGATGGTGATAGAAAAAATGGTAGAGGTGCATGGTCGGAAGATGATGCAGTGAAACACAACCCTAAAAGACAAGTTGACTTTGATGAGAAGTTAGACTTTGTAGAGTTATCTATTGATGGGATATATTCACATAGAGAGGAGTCGTTTAAACAAGGCTTCTATGTGACAGACCAAAGATATGGCGAGGGGATTAGTGTTAATGGATTCGCTAGAGTGTCAAGCGATAATAGAAACAGAGGAACGCAGGAAGGTGGCTTCAGTATTTATTTTGATAATAAAGAACAGGTTATATCTTTTGCTAATAAGTGCCTTGATATGTTACTAATCGCACAGGAGAGAAAAGCCCTTGATGAAAGATACAAGGACAGTTGGAATGATGGGAAGCACCCAGAAATTTACAAGCACTTTCCAAGCATGATTGACAAAGTTAGGCTAGAAACTGGTAGGTACTATTGGGATGCTAGTTTAAACAAGGCAATAGAAATTGATGCAACTACAGACCAAGACATAATAGATGCACACTATTACAGAGATATTGATAGTGATGGAAACTTTGAACCAGACTGGAGGAACGAAGATGCAGAGGAGAAACTGTTAGGTCTTGAAGCAGGTCTTCAGTCTAACTGGAAGGAAGAACACTATCAGGGAATCAACTTAGCAGAGATTCAAACTGGAGTGGGTGATGGATATAGAAGGCTAGGTATATCACAACACAAAGGTAAAGACCCTAACGACAAAAGAAGAAAACAATGGACTACTAAATTCTATATGACTGATGGAACTATAGAAACATTAGTAGGCTACTGGGTTATGACTAACGCAGGTACTATCAAGAGAAATGAGTACGCAGAAAACTAATCAAAGATGACAAGGTAGGAGGATTCAGCCCATCCTCCTCACCTTGTTTAAACGAGAAAGGAAAAACAATGTCAGAAGAATACACAATACACGAGGTAATTATTTCAGATAGCAAAGGCAATCTATTTAATTATCACAGTGACTATATGAACGAGAACTTTAGTTACGATAAGGAAGTTGACCAGATAACAGAGTATGTACCAACACAAGTACAAGTTATGTTAGAGGACAAGTTAGAAAATGCAGTAGAAGTTGCACAACAGTTGTGGGAATGTTTAAAGAGAGGTTACACATACAATGAAGCAGGTGTACACATGAGAGCATTCAGAGATGGGAAGACAACTGTGAAAGAGCTTGTAGTAAAAGACAAGGAGGATGCGTAATGCAGGATTTAATTACACATGAAGTGTTTCAAGAATCTTGGTGTACTACTTGTATAGCTATAAAGATGAGTAGCAAAGCAGACTATCAAAGTGAATTTACTTGCAACACCTGTGGAAGTGAAGTGTATACAAAACAATTAAAAGGAGGTGAATGATGCCTGATATTAAAGATAGAATAAAAGTAGAATCTTTTACTCTTACTATTGCAGGAGAACACAACATGGATAATTTTACAGAAATTATAAATGCAGTAGAAGAAGTATCAAAAGAGGGTGGGTATTTTAAACTTATAGATTATACAAACCCTGAAGAATTTACATTAGAACCTAAAGAAATATAAGAGTAGTTTAAACAAGGTGTAGGATATTTCATTGTTTGACCTACACCTTACCTCTACAAAAAATTATTATTGTCTATGCAAATAGACAAGGAGGACAGTATAATTAAACAAGGATTGACATAGGAGAACTATGATATATCAAGTAATAAGTGTCAGCGTGTATGGAGGCAGGATGACATGGGAGTTTGACAACGAGCATGATGCGAAGTGCAAGGTAAGAGAACTCAAAGATTATGGAAGTATGTTTATAGTGAAGATTCAAGCAATAGAATCTGCATAACAAACAATACTAAATAGAAGAGGAGGAAGTAGCTATGGCTAATATGTTTGATGACCCTAAATCATTAAAGACATGGGCTATTAAATTAGCAAATGCTTGTGGTGGTCAGAAGGTGGAGAAGTCTATTGTATTAACTAAGACTAACCCTCAAAGACTAAGAGAACTTTTAGATGAGTTTGTAAATGACCATAATGAAAACACTATTAAAATAGCAAACGAAATAAACGAACAAGAAAAGAAAGAGGAGGAGTAATGTTAGATTACTTATGGATTCCAGTCTTACTAATTACTGCAGTGGTAGTTACCATCATGGCTTTAGTTGTGATTGTTGCAGTTGTGATGTGGATATGGGATAACAGACCAATTAGATATATAAAGTTAAGTGAAGATGCAGTTGATTTTATAGATGAATTACAAAGAGATATGTACAAGGATGATTTTAATGAGCATAGATAAACATAGATTGATTATAAAATTAAAACAGATACAAAATCAAATTGATAATCAGACAAGTAGTTTAAACGAGCTACACAAAGAAAGAAAAACTGTCATTGTATTTTGTTATGCTAATGGTTTATCAGCAATATCAATAGCAGAAGCATTGAACATGACACGACAGAGAGTATATAAGATACTTGAAGAACACAAAGAAGAGGAGGAGTAATGCCTAAGTTTGATTTAAACAACTACGAAACAGTAGAAGATAGGCTTAAAAAATTTTGGAAAGATTTTCCAAATGGTAGATTAGACACACAAGTTATACATATTACAGATGATGGAACATGCGTAACAATAAGGTCTGAAATATATAAAGACATGGAGGATGCAAGACCAGTCAGCACTGGTATAGCACAAGAAACTAAAGGACAAGGTGGATTCGCAAATGCAGATGCGTGGATGGAAAATGCCGAAACCTCTAGTTTAGGTAGAGCTTTAAGTAATTGGAACTATCAAGGAACTAATAAACCTAGACCAAGTAGAGAAGAAATGTCTAAGGTGCAAGTAGAAAAGAAACCAGTAAAGAAACCTACAAAGAAAGAACTAGAAGCTATGAACAAGGTTGTTGATGAAATGGTATCAGAAAAAACTGAGGGCAAGAATGCTAAACAACTGAATCAAGTTATTGCAGGTTTTGGTTTTAGTAAAGATGTAGCCGATACATATAAAGCACAAGCCTTTAAAAAATCTAAATTA